CATTGAATAGCCCCCCTTCTGATAAGAAGTACTGCTATCAATACCTGTTTACAGGTTTCTCTGGTTCGTTCTATGATGCTTCCCCTTTCGAGGGAACATACTGTGCGCCATATAAAGGGACCCTTTCGGGCACTCCCAAGATACGTTCACACAATTACATCCAGTAAATCGACTTTACAATCCTTTATGGATTTTAGAGAAGTTAGCCTTATGGGCTAATCCTCGAGAACTGTAATAATGATTGATCATATCAACTAATGTATGAGCTGTTAAAGCCCTTACTTTAGATGTAAACTTACGTTGTATAGTACGATTCCATTTAATCGAAAGATTAGATAAATCAGATCTAAATAAAACATCTAAGAATCCATCAGAATTACCATATGTAATTGCTAATTGTACGTCTCTTAACCAATATTCGGCTTTAACAGTAGCAGTAATAAACTGCTCTAGATATAACCAAAACATCGGAGAAACGAAAAGTGTCAGGATACCAAAGTAATCCTGGGTTACAGTTTTACCAACAGACAATCTATAGAAATTCTTGTAAAAGAAATTCTCTTCTTGTTTTGCTGTTTTAACTGCACTTTCCGCCTCCTTAAGAGATTCAGTAATCGACTGATTTCTTAAAGACTCCACAAAACTATGGTGGTCTATTAGTTCTACATTAGAGATCCAGCTCAACGTTTCAACGTCTAGTTGGCTTAATGATAAGAATTGACCCCGTATTCCAAATATACCTAAAACTATCCCCATTCTTTTCACTTTAAAAGGAAAAGAAGAAAGATAATCTTTAAATGTATCAGAAATAGAGATCATTCCTCTGAGGTTTAAATCAGAAAACAGGATACCCGCCATTAACGGTCTACGGATTGTACTAAGGATTGCTCCCGGTCCAACCGGAGAAATATCATGAGTACGAGTAGTTAGACGTTTGGCAAATTCGAGTAATTCTGTAGAAACTACAGTTTTATTCATATTTATACCAACACCGAGTGATTTCATGATCATAAGATATTCTTGTGCTACTTTATCATTTTGTATTATTATATCATCACCGAGAACGGCATAGTCTGAAAAGTTATTCAAACCACATCGTTCGGCGGCTTTATGAACAATAACATGATGTGTCACAGCAAGCATAGCCCATGAAGAATAGGCACCCATTGGTTGTCCAACGGCGTAATTATAATATTCTCCTTTATAGAACCATTTAATGTTAAGTAAAGTTTTCCAACTATTACCTAGTCCATTAAGAACTTCGTTTAATATATCAACTTGTAAGTCTATAGGAAGACGATCAGTTGCTGAACTAAGATCAAAACAAGAAAATGCATCAGTATTATTTTTTGATAACAGTCTTTCGACTGGTTTAAATTGGTTAAAGGTACCATCCGTATTTAAAGTTTCCAGAAAAGAAAATAATCTTTTATGAAGAGGCTTTAAACAAAGTTGGATCCACCAATTTGTCATAGCAATAATCCGAGCTTTTCCAGCTTGGTCATAGACAACACCTAATCGTCCCATATGGAACTTAGGTTGTATACCGGTTACCTGTAATAAATATACAGGAAAACCCAATATTGAACAAGATACTAATGAGGCCAAATAAAGCCACGCACTAGCATTGTAAAGAACTTTAATAACTTCGCGATACTGAATAGGAACATGCATTAATGCAATTGCATCAAATGCAGCTCCAGCAGTAGCTTTAGAAGCATTAGGTCCGGCAGATTCGGAAATGAATCCTTGGATGTTATTTAAATTAATAATCCATCCTTTGAAAAGTTTCTTAGTTACCGTTCTTATCTTCAATGAAGCCGATAAGCCCGTAAATTCACCAGTAATACTGGAGAAATCAGGTTTTACAGTCGTTTTAAAAACTCTAAAAATCGATAATAACGTAAGTACTGACCGAACAATATTTCCATTATCCTTCTCTAGGTTTAATAACTGTCGAAGAGGAAATGGTATTATTACAGGAAGACCAAGTCTATCTATTCTCACTCGTACTTTAGTAGTACAGAGTTTATCAGGCGTTCCAGCTAAGTAACGAACAGTGATTCTAAGAGATTCTTTCAAATAAATGAAAGTCCAATTAAAACCATTATTCTTTACTAAAGTTGAGATACGTTCTGCTAAAAGGGTTAAATCTTCTTTATAAAGAGGATTTTGCGCGATCCAGATCACCACTTTTACATACCGATGGATTTCCGGAAAGGTTATCCAAGGTGCTGTAGATGGTGTTACTTTCACCTTAATAAAATTGAATATGTTTGTAACGTATTTAGTTTTGTTAATGGAAGTCAATGTTAGGGTTCATAATTGTCACCGGACCAAAGGGTGTTAGCCTCAGATCCGAAGTATTCGGTGAATGAATAATTAATACTACCTAATAAAGGTTGGAATCTTACCAACATAGTACAGCAATTAGCTAGATCATGATAAATCATGAAGGCGTTGTTTGGGTTCCTGCACGAAGATGAAGATCCAGAGGTCATTACTCTCGGGACCTGATACAACAAGCTTTCGC